TTATTCCCGGTTTGGAAATAAAGGAAACTCCAAGGGCTTCCAAGTCATCAAGACTCGAAACTATGCAGCCTTGGTTCGCACAGAAGAAAATTTATTTAAAAAAAGACATGGATTCTTTAAAAGATGAGCTATTGATGTTCCCAAGAGGTAAGCATGATGATCTATTAGATGGTTTATACTATGCTACCAAGGGTAATTATATACCAAATCATGGGGTTGAGCAGGTAAAAGTACGTCACTCTCAAAAATCTTATAGAAAAAAAGCACATGATTGGCTAACATCATGAAACTTTTCTTTAACTGAAGCGTCTTATATGCAGTTATCGTTAACTTTAACTTCAAGGGAAAATGGCTGAAAAAAACCCAGAGGTTCAGATTTCTGAAGAACTTCTAAGAGATTATGCTTCTGTTCGTTCTAAGTGGGCGAGACAAGCAATAGAAGACAATGAATTCCGTAATGGAATGCAATGGACAAAAGATCAGGTCGATACGCTTACACGCAGAGCACAGGAGCCTTTAGTAGTAAATGTCATATATCCTGCCGTTGAACAGGCAAAGGCTCTCCTTACGGCAAATGCTCCTCGCTTTCAGTCTACTGGACGTGAGAATAGCGATGTTCGTACCGGTACTATCTTTTCTGATCTAATGTCATGGGTATGGGATAATTCTTCAGCAAATACTGAACTGAAGGAAGCAATTGATGATTATTATGTTAAGGGTATTGGATGTATGATGGCTTATCACGATCCGAATGCAGACTATGGCAAGGGAGAGATTTTCATCAAAGCCATTGATCCCTTGAATTTATATATAGACCCTTGCAGTACAGATGCATTTATGAAAGACGCATCTAATATTATTATTTCCAAGCTCCATTCAGAATCACAGCTTATTTCTATGTATCCAGAACTGGAAGAAGTTATTAAAGAATCAAACGAATCTAGAGTTGCGCCTTCTGATGATAGTGTGAGATATGGCCTTGAAGATCAAATGGTCTCTAAAAGTGATATTGAATCCTCTCGTATGGGTACTAAGCATGACCGGCAGCTTGAAGTTATTGAAAGGCTTACAAAGATAAGGGTTCCCCATTATCGCACCTATGATCCTAATACAAATAATGAAAAGATCATGACCGAAGTAGAGTTTAAGGAATATTCGGAAAAACCAGCCTTTATTATATCAAATAAGAATACAGATAGGATTATCACTGATGATCTTGAAGTGCAGCAGTATCAAGAAATTCAAGATGAATTTGGAAATATATTCCATTTAATGATGAATCCTGTTACCGGCGAAGAGATGATGATGCAGGGAGAGGAAACAGCCGCTGCTTTACCTGATACAACTACAATGCTGCAACCCATTACTTATGGTGAACTAATTGGAAGAGGTGATATTATATCTAATCAGATAAATATTACCCGTATTTATCAGATTGTATCTATAGGTGGAACGTTATTATTTGAAAATATGCTTCCATTGGAAGATTATCCAATAGTTGCGTTTATGAATAATCATAATCGTAATCCGTATCCCTTATCAGACGTAAGAATGGTTAAAGGGCTGCAAGAGTATATTAATAAGATCAGGTCTTTAATAGTGGCACATGCTTCTTCGTCTACCAACGTGAAGCTATTAATACCACGTGGGTCTATGAATAGAAAGAATTTAGAGGAAGAATGGGGACGGGCAGGTACTGCAGTTATAGAATACGATCCAGAACTTGGACAACCTATTGTAGCAGGGCCGGTACCACTGCCAAATGAATTATATAAGAATGAATCCGATGCTAAGGCTGATATAGAAAGAATTTTAGGTATTTATTCGCTTATGCAGGGCGATCCTTCAAATATCCCGCAGACATTTAAAGGTACTATTGCTCTTGATGAATATGGACAGAGAAGAATTAAGAGTAAAAGAGATGATATTGAAGAGGGATTAAATCAATTGGCAAAAGTAGTAGTAGCCTTTATTCAGGCTACTTACAATACCCAAAAGGTTATTCGCCTTATTCAGCCTAATAATAAACCTAAACAATTAACAATCAACGAGCCTATGTATGATAGTATCTCAGGAGAGTTCCTAGGTAGGCTTAACGATGTAACGGTTGGCAAATACGATATTGTGGTAGTATCTGGTTCCACATTACCGTCTAACCGGTTTGCTCGCTTTGAATACTATATGGAATTGTATAAATCTGGACTTATTGACCAGATTGAAGTATTAAAGCAGACAGAAGTTGCAGATATGGAAGGCGTAATCAATCGTTCCAGTAAAATGAAACAACTTACGTCACAGGTTAGCAGCCAACAAAAACAGATAAAAGATTTGTCTGGAGACTTGCAGACAGCCCAGCGTGAGTTGGTACATGCGAGACAGCGTGTAGAAGTAGAAAAATTCAAGTCAGACCTGAAAGAATCATCTAATCGTGCTGATATGGCTACCCAGCTTTATAAGTCACGAACCGAAGATGAATTAAAGAAGGTCAAAGGCGTTGTTGCTGAGCGAGAAGCTTCAAACAACGAAATAATCCCATTGGAGGAATAATGGAAAACCAAACCGCAAGTAATGCTGAGACTCAGAGCCCAGAAGTAGAACAACAGAATGGTATGTTTACTGCTGAGCAACCCGATGCACGGCCTGAGCCTTCAATTACCCAAGCTCCACTAACCGTGGAACAACCAGAGGTTCAAACTGAACATGGCAGTGAAGTTGCTGAAGCTCAAACACAAGAAGAAGCATTGGGAAAAGACGACCCTCAAAGAATGGCTTATTGGCAATCACAGGCAGATAGAGCCAAGAATGATAATGCTCGTATGGCGCAAGAACTGGATATGTATAAATCAGCTCTTGCTCAACAACCGCAGCAACAATCATTGTCCAATGAAACACATCAACAGCCACAAGATGATTCATTGAAGGAGCCTATGCCTCCCGAAAAGCCGCTTAATTACAACGAGGTCGACGCATATAACGATCCTGAGAGTGATTCGTTTAAATTTAGACTTCAAAAAGAAAGGTTTGTCGATGATCGATATGATTACCTGAAGAATCTTGAACATTCAAGAATACAGGAAACTGAATCGATGATGGCACAACAACAGGAACAGCAAATGGTATCACAAGCTTACAATCATGTAAGAAGTGCTTACCATTGGACTGACCAAAAAGCTAGTGGATTCATTAACTGGGCCTCTGATCCTAGAAATGTTTCTCTAGATATTCTTGCGAAGCTATTTGATCTAACGAATGCTCCCACACCCAAGCAAGTACAAGTAAATCAGAAAATGGCAGAATACAATCAACAGGCCGAGGCGTTAAAGATTCCTACCACGACTGCAGTGCAGACCGGTATGGCTAACCCTGAACCCAATGACGCCGACATGTTCAACGCCGCTTTACTTGCTCATAGTAAAGTTAGGAGATAGTTAATATGGCTATTGCAACTCTTACTGGGTCTGGAGTACTATATACTGATCGACGAGATTTCTACATTAGCCCTCAAGTTGTAAAAGAACTATGGACTGATGTGGCACCGTTTACTACGGTGGTCGCTAGTCGAGAAACTCGTACTCCCACTGACCCCTTGTTCAAAATGTTTGAACATAGAAACCCATGGGAAAACCAACGTTTCGTAGCAAATGAAAACCTTGCTGCCCAAGCCGCTGATGATACTGAATCAGACGACATGGATATTGATGGAATTGTTGGTTTACCCGCCTCAGCAGACAGTAGCTATCTTGGACTCGAATGCGAAGTCTGGGATACTACCGAAGCCACATTACGTGGACATGTAATAATAACAACTGTAACAGATAGTGACACGGTTAAATTTAAAAACCTTGGAACTTCAGCTATAGACGTTGCAGATAACGATGTTTTCATCGTTGTCGGTAATGCACATGGCGAAGGTACAGTTGCTGCTAATGCATGGGCTGACGAACTGAAAGTCGTGTGGAATAGTACACAGATTTTCAAAACACCTCTGGAAATCACCGGGACATTAGAAGCCGCCGCACTTCGTGGCGAATCTTCTGAGCTTGCTCGTTTGAGATTACAGAAATCACAAGAACACAAGATGCAGAAAGAAAAAGCATTCTTGTTTGGTGGTTCCCCAATTGGAACTGGACTTGGTGACTCTCGTGACGGTACTACAGCTGAATCTTTTACAGATGGCGGAAGAACTGACGCAAACAGTAACAGAGTTCGTACTACGATGGGACTTGTAACCGCAGTTATCAAATACGGTGATACATCTGGTGATGACCAAAGTGTATTCACTGTATCTGAAGCTACTTATGGCTACGGCGATTTCGTGGATGATATGGAAAAAGTTTTCCAATACGTTCCCGAAAGCGGAGCTAAGATAGCATTTTGCGGTGCTGGTGCCATGAGTTACTGGTCGAAATTGGACGGCGCTTCCGGCCTTGCAGGTAATTCTGCATGGAATATCGATATAGGCCCATCTGAAAGAAATACACTGGGCTTTAATTATCGTCAACTGGAAACTCCTCATGGAGTTATTCATATGGTACCGACACCCGCACTTCGTGGCCCATATAATAAATATATGGTAGTCGTATCAGATGAAAATCTGTTCCATGCTGTTTATCGTCCGCCTCTTTATCAGGCGAATGTTAAAACAGATGACGCCTACGATGGCGTAAAAGACCAGTACATGTCTGATGAAGGACTTGGATTAACCCTGATTGAATCTCATAAGATATTCAAGATAACTGATTAAGGGGGCTAATCATGGCAAGACCTTACATAGGCGGTACAACTGCAAGCAGCGTAAGTAAGACTGCAAGCTTTACCCTTGGTCCTTCGGATCATGG